TATCTGTATAAGCTTTATTTAAATCGCTATCAAAAAATCTATTTACTTTTTCTGCACCTATCGGCAATACTTGGTCGCCATTAATTTGAAAAAATCCATCGTCTGCATAAAAGAATATTTGTCTATTATCTTGTGCAACTGTTTGACCATAAACAGCACCTCTATTAGGTGATATAACTGAAAATCTAAATACAGTATTACCACCAACAAAGTCCATCCTAATTATTTGGTTTTGTCTAAATACATAACCAACTTCACCAGAAGTTATCGCTACTACTTGACCACCTGAACCAGGTAAATCTTGTAAATCAGATGAACTAACACCAGACTCCCAAGTTGATATATCGTTTAACCCAGACCATTGAACTCTGTTTTTTGCGTTTTCTATATTACCAGTTACTAAAAAATCTCTTATTACACCGCTTACTCTAAATTTAACTGGTACAGTTCCACTTCCGCTTGATGTTACTAAGCTTTGCAAGGTTGCAAAATTAGTTGATGTACCCATTAAATAATACATAGGTGCATTAACACCATTACTTGCAATTATGTATTGTCCAAACTGAGTAAATGTAAAAAAATCTGTATCGCCACCACTTACAGTACAAGAGCCTTTTACACTAGAAAATGTTCCAGATGTAAGTTTATAAATATTATCTTTTGTACCTACAAATGTAAAAACTGTATTAGTATTATCTCTAAAACTACCAGCACCTTTTGCATTCTGTGTAACATTACTTGTACCACTATAAGCAACTAAACCTTTGACTGGTTTGTAGCTTGTTTGTGCATGGTAGACATTTGTTGCTACATTAGCACCTGGATTTAAATGTTCAGGTTGGTCTGGCAACCATTCACCAAAAGGTAATTGCATAATTAAGCTGTATTAGTTGTATTTGTGTAACTTGTTTTAAATGGGGATGCTATTGTATCCTCACTTCTAATTTGTAGAGGTGATCCACTAAATTGATCTTCTCTATCGTTTAATTCTAATCTTTCTAGAGCTGTAGCATACATTTGTGTCCAAGATTGAACTTGTTGTGGATTTATGCCACCTAAAAAGTTTGCTGCATGAAACAAAGATCCATACAAATAAATTGCTGGATGATCTGTTAATATAAAATTTGTAGTATTAGTATCTGACAAAGCGTCAAATTTTTTGTAATAATTTATGTATCCTGTGTAACTACTATCTGGTTTTGGCATAAACCTAAAAGTATCACCTAATATTGTATAAGCTTGTGGTATGCCTGTAACAGATGTACCTTTTACTTGATCCATTTGACTAGGAGTCATGTATCTTAATGGATATTTTGTACTACCACTTAAAATATAAAAATCTCTTACTTGTAAAAAACCAGTTGGTAAAGCTTCTGTTTCACTATCAATCGTTAGTGTTGATTGTGCAATCATTTTTCTAACTCTTAGCTTTGAGTTAAAATCAGCTTCTGTTAATTTAATAAAATCATCTTGTATCTCAGTTGTAAGATCTGATCTGTTTAAAAAATTAGCAATTGATGTTTTTAGTTCTGAATATGTTGATAGTGCCATTAAAATTTACCTGGTGCTGTTCTGAAATATCTATAATCAGAACTATTTAATTTTTCTTTTAAAATTTTTGTTTGAACATCTTTAGGTAAAGCAAACCAATTACCATTGTTTTGATTACCATTATATTCTTTTGCCCAAACTTCTAAAACTATTGTAGGTATAGATGCTATCCTTTTTAAACCTTTGTCTGGGCTATAACCATCATTTTGATTATATAGTTTTTTATTATGTTCTAAAATAGGTTTGTGATTTACTGTTCTTTCTTGAACTACACCTTTTTCAGTAGCATAAAAATTTTCTGTAAGTAATCCAGTTTTTTCTGTACTAATCTTACCCATTACCTACCTTGCCCTTTATACCTTGTAAGTTTCATTTGTCTTTTTTCTGATTTGTTTAATCTTTTTTTGTGCTTACCTAATTTTTTTGGTTTAGGTCTTGGAACAAAATGAACAAATTTTCTTTTAGCCACTATGACAGTTCAGAAACTGAAACATTAGCTGAACCAATAGCTGCAACTTTTTCACCTGGATTAACCTTAAATATTTCTGGTTGATCTGCTGGGATAAATATACTGCTTGATGTAGCTGTAGGACTTGAACCAAACAAAATATGACAATCAGCATCAGCACAAATTCTTACATAATAAGTATATGCAGCAAACGCACTTGATTGACTTGATGTACCTGATGAACTCATCATTTGTACTGTTGTTGGTCTTAAACCATAATTAAAAGCCATGTTATTTTACTCCTTTATTTTCTTTTTTTCTTCATTTTAGCTTTAACAATTTTAGCTTGAAGTTTTTTAGGTAAAGTTCTTTGTTTAGCAGTCAAAACTGCTTTGCCTTTCATTTTACCTCTCATTAGTATTTTCTCTTTACTTTTTTGCCCATTTTTTTAGCTGCTCTCTTAGCTGCCATTTTTCCTTTTTTTGTATAAGCAAATTTCTTTTTTCCTACCATTGGCATAGTTTGTTTCTCCTATAAATTTTTGTTGTGTATTTAGGGGAAGTACCGCTAGGCAAGATCCCCTAAATTCTATAATTATCTTCTGATTACAAATGTAATATCTAGTGCTTTAGCACCAGTAGAATTACCATCAGTAATCATTTCGATTGAACCATCTTCTTGAACTTCATTCAATGCTGTTGGTACAGAACCATCCATTGTACCTACCGCAGAACCTGAATGAGCAACTGTAAATCCAGCATTTGTTACAGCAGTACCACCAATTTCAAAAGAAATTCCAGCGTTACCACCGCTAATAGCTCCTTGTAGTACAGACATAATTTTAATTATTCTGCCACCATCTGGAACTGCTACAAATGTAGAACCAGCAGTTGATATGTCAGAGATTCTTCCAGTTATAAAATAATCGTTTAAAGTTCTCATTTTTTTTTCCCTTTATTTGCTTCGTTCCGCCATTGATTGACTTCAAAGACCAAACAAAATTGATTGATTTAAAATACAGAGGGGATTGCTCCCCTCCATATACTATTAAGATTATGATGTTGTTAAATCAAAAATACCACCACTTGCTTTTTCGTTTTTAGAAACAAGTGTGTATTCTGCTAACAATGCCTGTTTAGTAGCATCACCAGTTTTCGCAAGATCCATAAGTTGGAAATCTCTTAAAAACGCAACGCCAAACATATCAGGTTGTATCACATAAGCTGATCTGCTTCTGCTAAATCTGTTAGGTACAACAGTCATCGCACCAAAATCAGACTCATACACATCAACAGCAGCAACTAATCTTTTGTTTTCTGCTGGATCAAATCTAGTTGAACCACCAGTAAAGCCAGATAGTATTTGCTTATTGAATGAACCAAGCATAACCATAGATGGATCTCCACCCTCATCCCAGCACTTCTTAATTACATCTTTAAGCTGTGCTTCTGTGAAAGCTCTTTGAGTTCCATCAGTTCTAGCATTAGTTCCAGAAGTTGATGGATCTGCACCAGAACCGCCACCTTTTGATGTGTTAGTTTTAATCCAAGATTCTAATCCAGCTAATCTTCTAGGAGTAGAGTCATCACCAGTTACTGGTGCTTGGTTTGCAGTTAGAGAAGTTTCCATATCTCTTTTAAGCTCTTTAGAAGCTTTAGAGATTTGGTAAGCTAACTCATTGTTTCTACCAGCTTTAGATACTGAATCTAAAGTACCAGATACAATTACAGACTTTCTAGAAATTTGCATTCTATTACCAAGTCTAGTTGTAGCTGTTGGAGCAGCGAAAGAAATTTCGTCACCCTCAATTTGGTAGTTGTCAGATGCAGCCGCAGCTAAAGCATCTGTTTGCCATTCATGCAGTACAGCAGTTCCTTTAGATTTGCCAATACCACTCATAAATGGAGTATCTGTTGGAGAGATAGAGTAGATAATATCCGATAGATCTTCTCTTTCACCAGCAGCATCGTATGTACTATAAGTATTTGTTACTTGTGCCATCGTTTTCCCTTTTGTTGTTGAGTTTATTTATTGTTAATCATATCCAAGAAAATACTAGCAGCGTCTTTAGTGCTTCCAGATTTTCTTAGTCGGCTCAACTTATCTTTCCTTGTTTTTAAATTAATATCCGCTTTTGATTGTTTCACTCCTGAAGAAAAAACTTTACCAGGTTTAGAAATCTTTTTAGCCATATTTGGTTTAGCTTTTTGCATATTTCTAAATTTCATAGCATCATTTACCAACATAACTATTCTATGGTCATATACTTGTGCAATCTCTTGGTCGTTAAAACCATAAGAGTTTAAAGTATTTTTCATAGAAGTTTTTAATTGACTTGCTTTTTCAGGATTAGAAAATTCTGGCATTTTTTGTACCAGCTTTCTTTGTTGATCCTGTAAAAATCCATCAAATTGTTTTTTCTGCTCCGATTGCGTTTTCTGCATAGCTTGATTAAGCTTTTCTTGCTTTTTCTTTAGTCTATGTTCAATCCTAGCAGCTTCAGTTGGATCTTCTTCGTACAACTTTTCTAAATCAGCAGAATTTATTTCTGCATTAAGTTGTTGTTGTGCAACAGACATCATTTGATTTAATTCACTTAACTTAGTTGAATAGTTTTGCCTTTGCTTTTCAGACTCAGTCTGGAATTGCTTTTTATCGTAAGCTAAATCCTCAGTCTTTCGTCTGTAATCAGCATCTCTACTGTAGCCATTTCTCAACTCATCAAGGGTAACATTGAATTCTTGACCAGCGACTTTAACTGTGTAAGTCGGTTCTTCGGTGGAATCTTGTTTCTCTTGAGTCTCAATTTGTTCTTCCGATTGAGATACATCTTCGGTTACTTCATCTTGCGATTCAGTTTCCTGATTTTCCTGTTCCAAAGGTTGTTCTTCAGTTGAAGATTCCTCATTTTGTGGTTCAGGAGAATTTTGTTTAATTTCTTCTTTTGGTGGTTCTTGTTGCCCAATAGTTTCTTCTTCTTTTGGGTTTAATAAACCATTTATTGCTTTTTGTGCTTTTGTTATGTCAGTTTCAGCTTCCTGTAAGGGATTAGCATAATTGTCCGCCATTGTTTGCTCCTATTGTTAAGTTCCTGTTGTGTAAGGTTGACTTATTTTAACTTTTTTTGTTAAAATTTTTCATTTTTGATACTTTTGCGAAAATCTTCTAATTGTTTAGAAGCTAGTTTGCCTGTATCAATAATTTCTAATAAATTTTGTTCAACTTTGCCCACTACATTGTAGGCTAACCATAATTTCTCTCTGGTTTCTGTTTCTTTTGCACCAGTATTAAATAAACTTTCAGAATATAATTTTTTTAGCTTGTCAAAACTTTCTTTTAGCAAAGGATTTTCAAAAAGTTGTTTAGCTTTGTTCGCTTGGCTCACTTCTTGGTTCAGTTTGCCCTGTGTTTCCTTGTTCATATAATGATCTCACTTGATCTTGTACCATTTGTGAACTTCTAGCAGCTTCTCTAAAATCTTTTGTCGATTCTGCGACTAACATTTTATTTAAATCAGCATCAGCTTTTATTTGTTGTGAATCTATCTGTGCGTTATATTTTAATTCTAGTTCTTTTAGCTTAATTTCATTGTCATAAAGTATTTCTGCATTTTTAGCTTTTACTTTTTTCAGTTCTAATTCAAGCTCTGCAACTTTTCTTTTTTCTTCACTAGCAATTCTTGTAAATTCTATTTTTTCAATAGGTGTTGGTTGTGGTGGTGGAGCTGGTGTAACCATTTGTTTGCCCATATCAGGATTAACAAAATAGTTTTCTGTATTTTTTAGACCAGCATTCTCAATTATTTTAGATAAACTATTGTAAATATTTTTTAAACTTACCATTGGGTACTCTCTGTTACCTTGCAATTGGAAAGCTTGTAGTTGTCTTTCTAAAATATTATTTAACATTACTATTTGTTGTTCTTTAGAACCACTTCCTAGTCCTACTACAATAGAAATATTAAATTTATTACGCCACTCTGTAGGTTTAACTGGTATAAATTGATTATTTAGTTCTACAATTCTTTCCTTATCTTGATATTTACAAGTTAATTCAAAAATTCTTCTAAATAAATCTTTAATTCCAGTTTCAGCAAACACTCTAGCAATCAATTCCATTCGCATTTGCGATTGAGTCATAATTGCATTAACGCCAGTTGCAGTTTTATTTAAACTATCTGCATCTAAGCCTTGATTGTATCTTGTAATTCCAGTTCTAGTTTCTCTAATTGTATCTAAATATTCTAATAATGGAAAAGCTTGTTGCGAAATAGTTTGTGATTGCATTGGCAACATTACTTGGCTTGGCGGTTGTTTAGTTCTAACAACACCACCTGGTCTTGATGTAAGTAAATCATCTAAATTTACCATACCATCCATTATTGCAACTCTGTTGTTATTAGTTAAATACATATTATCTAATAACTGACGCATGACAGTTGATTTAACTAACTGCACATCTTCAACTAATTCAGCAACAGATCTTCCATAAAATCTGTGTGGCATGATAATTGGTGTTAAGCTACAAAAAGGAATATTATCACAAGGCATATTCTCTAAAATTTCGTAACCGCTTTCACCAGCAACAATAACTTTTCTAAGTTCTGCTACACCATCACCATCATAATCTGTTTTTACATAGCACTCATAAATTTCTATGTCTTGGGTTGCATCTTCGCTACCCTCATTTAATGGAGTTTGGTCTATATCGCTAAGTCTTGTTAATCTTTCATTGTTTAATAAAATATTATTTGATGTAGGTAAGTTTTCTACAACTTCTCTATCAAATCC